GCTGGGGGCCGGGCGCGCCGTCGCCACCAGTTGGGGCGCGGGCGCGGTTGCGGCCATCCGTTCTCCTGCGGCGGTCGTGGGGGCCATGGGGCCGCTGCCGGGGAACCTCGGCCGTTACGTGGGCGGCAACGGCGCAACCATTGACCCGGCCGCAACGGAATCCAGCCTGCTCGACAACCTGACCGCGAACCGGCAGGTCGTCAGCGCGAATGTCGCGGCGCTGGCGGATGCGACGGATGCCGGCATGCTGGCAACGGCCATCCTTGCGGTGCCGGAATCGGTGCGCATGTCGGTGGCGGATCCGGCGGGGCAGATCGCGGTCCTGGCCCCGCTGGCCGCATATGGCGCATCGGTGGTGGTATCCGACGCCCCGATCGGCGGGGCAATCGCAACGGCACAGGCCGCGACTGCAACGCTGTGCCGGCAGGCCGCCCTGCTGTCGCTCGCCAATGCCTGTGCGGACTGGCAACCCTCATCCGCCAACGATGCGCAGGTGATGCGGCTGCGCATCGGCACGCTTCTTGATGACGCGGCCACGGCGGCGGCCGACGCGGGCAGCGACGCCACGTTCCAGGCGCTGCGGTCGCTGCGCGCACAGGTGTTGCAGGACCTGGCCAACCGGGGCGCGCGCCTGCCGGATGTGATTACGGTTACCCGCAACGCCCCGCTGCCTGCGCTGGTGCTGGCACAGCAGCTTTATGCCAACGGCGCGCGCGCGCCCGACCTGATCCGCCGCGCCAACCCCATCCACCCGGCATTCATGCCCACCAGTTTCGAGGCCCTTTCGTCATGAGTGGTACGCTGAGCGCAATATCCGATTTCCTCGGCTGGGATAACGCGCCGTCCGACCAGGTCTCGATCATCGTGACCGGTGGCGGCACATCGCGCCAGATCACGAACTGGACGTCCGCCGTGCTGCGGCTGGGGGTCGAAATCATGCCCTGGACGGCGGCGCTCGGCATGACCGCCGCCCGCGCATCCGCTGCCGGGGCCGATACAATAAATCCCGGCGACACCTGTCAGGTCTATATCGGGTCCGATCTGGTGTTCACCGGCTATGTCATCACGGTGATCGAGGACCTTGGGCCGGAAGATCACCTGATCGAGGTGCAGATCGCCTCGAAAAGTGTCGATCTGGTGGAATGTGCTGCGGAGTTCACGACGTTCCAGATGAACAGTACCAACGTGCTGGCGATCGCCCGGGCTGTGGCCCGCCGCGTTAACATTGACGTGATTTCCGTCAATGACGCAGGCAATACCGACATCCTCGCGTTCTCCATCATCATGACGGAAACCGCGTACGAGGTGATCGAACGCCTGTGTCGGCTGGCCGGTGTCCTGTTCTATGACCAGCCTGACGGCAATATCTGCATGTCCGGTGTGGGCACGCGCCGCGCCGCCAGCGGGTTTACCGTGGGACGGAACATCGAACGCGCCCAAATCGTACGCAGCCTTGGCGGCCGGTATTCCAGTGTCATCGCCATAAACCAGAATACCGTCTCCCTGTTCACCGACCCGAACGTGAATGCGCTGGAAAGCCAGATGTCCGCCCTGACCGTGGGCATCGAGGCCACAGACCCCGGCGTGCCACGCAGGCGCACCATGTTCATTCCGGTCGAAAATGGGGACGAGAACAATAAAGTCTGTCAGCAGCGTGCGCAGTGGGAGGTCAACCGCCGGTATGGGCGTGCCTATCCCGTCACGCTGACGGCCGACAGTTGGCGTGATGCATCTGGACAGCTCTGGCTTCCCAACACGCGCGTTCCTGTTACGGGGCGCAATGGCATCGGGCCAGATATGCTGATTGGGGAATTGACCCTGCGCCAGACGGTCGAGGACGGCACCCATGCCGATGTCGTCCTTATGCCACCCTCGGCATTCTCGCCAGAACCGCTGCTCAATCCGGTAATGAAAGACAGGTTCCTCCAGATCATGCACAGCGCGCAGGCCGACGTGGACCATTCCATTCAGACCGAGGACCTGCCGCCGCTGGACGGAACCGCCCAATGACCGTCCCCCTGATGCGCACGGCGCGCCGCGTGATGATGGTATTCGGGATCGGGCGACAGACGGCGGACACGAACGAAACGCCCGCCACCCCCACCGTGCAGGTGGTTCTGTCAGGTCAGGAACTGCGTTCGGACGTGCCGGTCATGCAGGAATACGGGCTGGCCAGCCGCCCGGTTCCCGGATCTGACCTGGTCGTCGCATTCATGGGCGGCGACCGCACGCGCGGCGTCGTCATCGCCACGGGGGACCAGCGCGGCAGGCCGAAGGACCTGCAACCGGGCGACGTCTGCCTGTTTCACCCGTCCACCGGCAGCCGGATCTGGCTGAAGGCGGACGGGTCGATTGCAATCGTGCCTGCCAACGGAAAAACCGCAGCCACGGGTGACCTGACGGTCAGCGGCACCATCACCGGCAATGAGGTCGTGGCGCAGGGCGTGAAATTGACCGACCACGCCCATTCGAATGGCAATGATGGCGCGGACACCGGACCACCTGTCTAAGGGTCAGGACAGGCGCAGCAGGCTGGCGATGGAAATATCCTCGTCCACGTCGGGCCAATGGATGCCTTTGCCGCGTCCGATAAAGCGCCAGTGCGCGCGCTGTTCCGGCGATGCATCGCGCAGGCGCGGGAACCATTCCAGCGGAACGGACAGTTCACGCCCATCCGCCATGACGACATGAAGAATACTGCCATCCATCCGCACATCGGTGGCGGTCGGATCAAACCTAGCTGCCAAAATGGGCATTCCATGCCTCCCTGAACGCATCTCTATGTTCAATAACCAGCATCCGTAGCTTGGTCAGTTCATGCGACCTGAACCCGTCATTCATCGCCAGGGCAACAGGTTCCAGCCAGTATTTTGCAACATTCTCTCCCGATTCAACATGGATATGGGGCGGTTCGTTTCCCTCCATGCTGTAGAAAAAGAACCGGTATCCACCGATACGAAGAACTGTCGGCATTCACGATGCCCTTCCCATTACCCGCCCTGGTGCCTCTCGCATATCGAGCATGATGGGGCCTGCGTCGATCCCCTTCCGAATACACGATAGCACGCCGGGCGGCCCCGTCGCGAGTCAACGCATCCCACTCCCAAGGAAAAACAATGGACATCGCCATCACATGGAACGTCCGCGCGGCGCGCGGCGACTGGCCTGTCGTGTCCAGCGATCTGGCCCTCGACAACCCCCTGAAATCGGCGGTCATGGTCTCGCTTTTCACAGATCGCGTCGCCCCGCAGCAGCCGTCGTCCGACGACATGGCGGCGGGC